AAGCTTTGACTGTGACTTAACATTTGTTGTTTTTGTTTTCGACTGTACCTTTTCTTGTTTGGCAACTTTTTTTGTCTGAACAGTAGACTTCTTAGCAGTCTTACTATTGGGTTTCTCTTCTTTAACTTTTTCTTTTTTTTCTTCATTTGTAGCTTTTACCACCTTAGTAGGCTTTTCTTCAACAGTTTCTTCCTCTTCAATTACCTCTTCTTTGGCGATCTCTGTAGGTTTTTCTTCAGGCATCTCTTCCTCTTGAAATGTTTCATTCATCATAGGCGGACTCTCTTCTATTATCTCTTCTTCTTCAAATGCCTCTTCTTGAAATGTTTCAGTCATCATAGGTGGTTGTTCCTCCATCATCTCTTCTTCTTGAAATGTTTCGGTCATCATAGGTGGTTTTTCTTTAATCATTTCTTCAGATGGCATAGGTAAAAACGATGCAACAATTTCATTAGACTCTTCATACATCTCTTCCATCATCTGTTCATCAGCCATTAAAATTATAGGGCCATCTGACATCTCCATGCCTTCAGGTTCCATCATAAACTCCGGGCCCATATCCATAAAAAATTCTTCTACATACTCGTTTACAAACTCAAATGTTTCCATCTCCATCGGCATGTTCATTTCAAACTGTGGTGGCTCTTCGTAAAAAGAAAATGCCTCTTCTTCAAAAAAGAATTCTTGCACATCGTCAAATACTTGTTCATCTAAATCACCTAAGTTATCTTGAACTTGATCTAATGAATCTGATGCATCTTGATTTAAGACAGTATCATCGTAAGTCATTGTAAGTTTAGCACCTAATAAATTTGGTCCGCCCCTTTGCGCTGTGCCTGTATTGTTATCTGTACCTGTCCAAGACCAATCAGCTTTGTTTGATCCATGATTATTATAAATTACTTGATCATTGTATTGTCCACAGCCTGCGGTTTGTCCACCTGATGAACTAGATGGATAGCCATTACAGTTTCCTTGAAACCCTGCTGTATTGTTTCTTGTTTGTGTAGTTGTAGATAAAACATTACCAGTTGAATCTTTTAATTTTATGACAACAGTATGAGAATCTGTTGCTCCGCTTTTACCTTCACAATTACCTGCTTGGTTATCACAGTTTGCAACATCTATGTAACTATTAAGAGTTACACCATTGTCTAACATCTCTTGAGTGATATTATTATTTGTTAATGCAATGTCATCAACAGAGAGAGTGGCTGTGCCTGTTACTTCAAAGTCACCACCAACACTATACTTGTATCCACAGTTAGCTTGTGATGCAGGACATGTTACATCAAATCCATTTACTGTAGAACCAGTAGATACAGTTCCAGATCCACCAGGATTTATTTGATCTGTAGAACTAGATCCCCAGTCTACACCATCGTTTGCGTTTGGAAGTAAGTTACCTGTTGTAATTACATCAGCTCTTGCAACTGAGTATAAAAGCAAAAGAAATATAATAAAAAGTCCTATTAGCCATTTCATTTTAATATAAGTTTTTTAATTGATTTTGAATTATCAATATTTGTTTCTAATTCTGCCATAGATTTTATACATTGATATTTTATATTACCACCAACTTTTAAACCACGTTTAGCGACACGTGCTCCTGCTAAACACTCAGACATTGAAGTTTGAATACGAGCTTCCTTAATCTCTCCTCCTATTATCATAAGTAAAGCTACCACCATTTCTGTCATTGGTGACTTCCGTTTGCTCTAACTTTATCTTTTAATGCTTCTACATCAGATAATAGTTTTTCTAATTGTTTTTGAGTAAATTCTATGTTGACTTTGTTTGTCATATTCTGCTCTTGATTTTTTTGTAATTTTTCTACGTCAGAAAAAAGTGCTTCTAAGAGCATGTACTGCTCCTGATCCGTGGGCAGTTGTTCACTTTTCTTGAGAAGATCAGCTTGAAATAATTCTCTTGACGTTTCTAACGAGGTAAGTCTAGCTGTAATCTCTGTGTATGCGAACACGCCAGCCACAACGCCCGCGATTATCATGAGCATGTTTTTGACGGGCATACTTACAGAAGTATTCTCGCTTATTTTCATCTAGGCCCTTGCCAGTCCTCTGGTTTTATATAATTGTCTTCTTTATATTTTGCTGCTGCTTCTTGTTCTGCTTTTAATTTAGCTTCTTCTTCATCAATCTTTTGTCTATCATCCATACGTTTTACATATGTTTTATAGTCTGGTCTTTCATGATCATACTTAGACCATAAAGCCTCTGCTTCTTTACCTATTTTACCATCTATTGGACATGGTGTGCCTGCTTGTATCATAGATTCAAATACTCTTTCATCCTGACATAATATAGCAACTGCAGCTACTTTCATACCAAAATCGTTAAGTATTCTTGCTAGTTTTAATCTTTCACAATTTTTGTCTATCGTGTGTTTACCACCACTTAAACCCACACCAAACGTCTGTACACCTGCTGATACTCCAACAGCACAAACGTCTTGCGTCATGGAGTTGTAGGATGGTGCTGAAGCTGATGGTGGTGCAGACTTAATATTAGAGTTTGTTGTACTGTTTGTTGTGCTATTAGAACTAGACCCAGATTGGTATGTTGTTGTAGCAGTTGATGTATAACCACCCTCAATAGCTGTGTTAGATCCTGAAGTATTTGTTTGTGTTGAACCTGGATAAGCTGGTCCCACCCATGCTATCAAACACAATAAAATAATTAGTATGCCTGTAAAATAATAATTCATCTTACTAGTCTCCATTATTTAACCTCGTTCTCATATGTTATGTCTGTGCCGTGGTCTTTTTGTTTTTTATATGTCCTTTTGCAGTTACAATCTTCACAAGCACACACTCCATACTCGTCCGCATGTAAGTCATTATCCTCACCACAATGGCAAGGATGATGACATTTACTACAAAGTTTTTTTCCCATTAACCTAAGTAAAGTATTATTATTGATGCAACTACTATGCATCTGTAAACTAATAAAGTTTTTTGCTCAGGCATTGTTATTTTTTTCCAAATATTATCAATCATTTTTCTTCTCCTCTATCTCATAAAAGAAATTATCAGTATCTTCTGTTTTCCATTTACCAGAGTCTTCTACATTCCACTCTGATGTTTGAACTTTCCAATCAGGAATATTATCTTTCACTGTGAAAGAAGGTAAGTCCCAGATCAGTCTGTTGTTTGGTTGTGCTGCATAGTTGCCATCATTTAAAGCAAGTATGTGAGCGCACTTATGTTCGTGCGGTATCTCCGAATGTTCGGTGTCTAATATATTACTCTCTGGATGTGCAAAGTCAACGGTAAATAAATATTTTCCGTGATGCCATTTTTTATCTTTACCTATGTATTTACCAGATGTTCCTTGAATTATATCCCAAGAACAAACAGCAGGATAATAACTAAAACAATTCCACAACTGAAGTTCATCAAGTCTTCGTGTGGGTACATCTTCCGGTTTAAATCCTCTTTGAATAAAAGCTGTAATAGGTAGTCTATAAAAGATTGCACCATTCTCCATAATTGCATGAAATAAAAGTGCGCTACCTGCAATAGAGCTAATACCAAAGATAATACAGTCTTCAACTTCTCCATGATGTTTTTTACAATCGTATAAATATTCTCTTCTTATTTGCGCATAAGTCGCTGGTATGTTTGAGTTTAAGTAAGCCATTATAATTATCCATTTATTTGCCCCCAGTTATCTCCTGACTCATAGTCAACTTTATTGGGGATCTTTAATGTAACAGCTTCTTCCATAATCTCAATAATTTTTTTAGCTTGCTTGTCTGACTCTACAGAAATATCCAATTCATCGTGTATTTGTATGTGCGGTACAATACCCTCTCTATATAAATTTAACATAGCTTGTTTAGTCATGTCTGCTGCAGAACCTTGAATTAATTTATTTAAAGCTTTGTAAGTAAAAGCTCTTTTTATATTTGGCTTTATACTTTTTAAAATTTCGCTTTCTGTGATTTCTCCTAGATCTAATTTATATTTTTGTTTCTCTATTTCTTTTGTTTTTTGTTTAACTATTGAAGCTTCTCTAGCTTCTGCTTCAGTCATTGGAGGACTAAAGACTCCAGGGTTATATTCATTTAGTTCCCATTTATCAAACCTACATTTTCTTCCAAGTAAAGTTCTAATATATCCTAAAGCTGCTCCGTCTTTTGATGTGTTGTTCATTAGATCTTTAACAAATGGAACACGGTCATGATATTTATTAAATAATTTCTCTGCTTCATCTTTTGTCGATAAACCTAATTCTGCTTGTAGCTTTGCTTTACCCATACCATAAAACAAACCTAAATTAATTGTCTTAGCCTGTGTCCTAGATATGTCTGCCATGTCTGCTACAGTCTGATGAAAGTCTACTTCGTTATTATTAAACTCATTCACAATCTTTTTTACTTCTTCTTCATTACGAAGTTTCTGACTTGAAGCTGCATAGTGCACAACTAATCTTGGTTCTTGTTGACTGTAATCAAAACATCCCCATTTGTGACCACTCTCTGGTATAAATAGAGATCTAATCATAGGCCCTAGCTGCTTGTTCCTCGCTGGGATTTGTTGGAGGTTTGGATTTGAATATGAAAATCTACCTGTCACGGTCCCGCCACCCTCACCTCTAATAGGGTTGATGTCTGCGTGTATTCTACCTTTATATTGATACTTGATAATCGTATCTATAAATGTAGTATGTGCTTTGTTTATCTCTCTTGCTTTTGAGATTTTATTAACAATAGGATTTTTATGTTCTTGAAGAAAGTTTTTAGTAAATGAAGGTGCCTTCGATGCTGCAGTTCTTGCGTAAGGTAAACCTAATTTATCAAAAACTTTGGCAATACTTCTTGCAGCCCATATTTGAGGTTCTAGGTTGGTTTCTTTTTTTATCTCTAGGAGCAATTTTTCTTCTTGTGATGCTAATTGTTGCTTCAATTTATGAGCTTTTTCAACGTCCACTCGAACGCCCTTAATTTTCATATCAATTAACGCAGGAAACAATTGAGTTTCTAAATTAAATATATTTGTAAGATTTTGTTTTTTAATTTCTACAGATAATTTTTTAAAAAGTTTTAAAGTTAATTCAGCATCTTTCTCTGCATAGGCACCAACAAACATATCAGGTAACTTCCACATCTCTGCTTTTGGGTCAACACCAGCTTTAGCTGCGGCTTCTTTCAATGCTGTCTCGTCTTTAACTTCACCCAACCATTCATATGATACGCTGTTTAGTGAGTATGAGAATTTGTTTTCATCAACCAATGCTGCCATTACCATTGTGTCTACAATGTGTCCATTAATATTAACTCCGTATGCTTTTAACCAACAAACATCATACATCGCATTGTGAAATAATTTTGTAGCAGGTAAAGCACATACATCTTTAATCCAACTCATAACACTGACTTCATCAAAATGATTCTGTTCTAAATGTCCAAAAGAATAATAACCCGACCATCCCTCTACAGCTACCGCAATACCAACAATCTCACCTTCTCCAATCAACGCACCAGAACCACGTGATTTTAAACTAGGGTCTTTTGTTTCTAAATCGATTGCAATATACTTGTGATCTTTTAAGTCTGGAAAAGAAGTGGGGCTATTCCATTCTGTTTGTGCAGTGTACATTAACTATAATCTCTTTCTAAAATCATTTCTAAATAATGCATTGCTTTCTTAATATCTTCTTCTTTTCCCTTGGAGGAGTGTCTGCATATGTATTTTATAGCCGAGCCTTCTGCAAATTTCAACCCATTTTCATTTATAAACTGTGCTGGCTGAATTTTAAAAGATCGATAGTGTTTTCCACCTACCTGTTTTTCTAACGAATCATAAGCTATCTCTTTAAAGTCATCTTTGTGTGTCATATTATTTGTCCTCCTATTGTGTAGTAGTGCGCTGTTAAAGGTGATAAAATATACAACCTTTTCATCGCCCGTGTTGTTCCAACAAAAAACAATCTGTGTGTTGAGTCTGGATCTTCAGCTGCTTTTTGTGCTAACATTGTTGATTGTGTTTCTGTTCCGTAGTCTATACACAAAACAATATTTTCTCTTTCTCTACCTTTGGCTCCGTGTATGGTAGATAATTCTATTCTTGGATCTGTTGATAAATTATCACCGCTTTTTAAAATACTTTTTATATATTTTTTTACATCTTCATCAAAGCTTAACTGTTGCCAATCACCTTCAATTAACAAACCATGTTTCTTTTTTAAAATATCTAAAGATATTATTTCCTCACTGCTTAATGTTTTGCCGCTAGAATAACCATACTTAATATGATTCTTATTGTAGTTTAAATAAGTCCACATATTTTTTGTTTCTTCAACTGTTGCTAGTTCTCCGTTATTTAATTTGTTCCAAGTTCTATAAGCTTCTAAAGTTTTTTGTGGTAGGATAGTGTTTCCTTTACCAAAAATTCTTAAACCTTTTCTATAAAAATGCTCTGAAAAATCTTTTAGTAATTTATTAGTTGTTGCTAGAATCATCCATTCTCCTTCATTAAAATCTAGCTCTTCTAAGTAACAGTTTTCAATAAGTTCTCCCTCTTCATCTTTAGGGTACCATTTCTTATCTACTCGTTTACTTATGTAAGGTAGTATCTCTAAGGCTTTTCTATGCACTGCTTTTGGAACTCTGTAAGACTTTTCTTGGTCGTCTCTTTCTCCATCTAAGTCTATAAAAATATTAGAGTCTGCACCTTGAAAATTATATATTGTTTGGTCGTCGTCCCCTGCAATGTAAGATCTTTTACATCTTGACTCAATGTAAAAAAACATATTCCATTGCAGAGGATTCAGATCCTGGGCTTCATCAAGAAAAATTGCATCGAGAGCAAGATGTTTCTTTTCCTCAACAAATAGTTTAATCATGTCAGAGAACTCATACATAACATTTGATTTCTTATAATATTCAATATCTCTTTCTAATTGTTCTACAAAAAATATATCTACAGAGCCTTGATGATAATTTAATTGTATAGAAGCTTCTTGTAGACTAATCAATTTTGCTCTAGCATAATTTATAACCTGTAAATTCTTATCTTGATGTATGGTGGCTCCGCTTTCGTTAATAAAAGTATCAAAGTTTACGGCAGAATAAATTGGAAATACATTTTTAAACTGTTTCCATTTCTTACCGTTTAACAATTTTTCTTTAGTATTAATTGCTAGTTCTTTGGTTCCTATGCCGTGAAGCGTTGATACATATAAAAGTTCAACTCCGGGAAAAACTTTTTGAATTTTTTCTGCACCATCTAAAGCTGCAGCTCTACTAAAAGTAACATAAGCTATCTTCTGTGGATCTGTATGTAGGTCATTAATCTCTTTGTTTAAATAATGATTGACAAGCCTGTAGGTTTTACCTGTACCTGGTGGACCCATTATTTTTTTTCTGATTACTGCCATGGTTCTTTCTCCATTTCATATTTTTTTGTAGATGGTTTATCTAAATTAACGTGGTTCATTTCTAGAACTCTATGTGTCTTACCGTCTATTTTTGGACTAGTTTCTGTTGCTTTAAATAACTGTTGCAACATCCTTAATGTTTTTTGTTTTGGGTATGTCTTGTCTGCCCAAGTTTTTGTTCTTAATAAGTATTTCCAAAAATTAGAGAACTTAAACATGGTTATGCCGTTTTTATCAGTAAAGGCAACACCTCTTAGAATATCTTCTTTATCTCGACCTGGTGTTTTATTAATATATTCCGACAAAATTTCAGTCAATTGCACACTAATCTTAGAGGATTCTGGAGCAGTTATTGGTTTAGCATTTACCATTAATTTTATTAATGCTTTTCGCCACGCATGTTTAGGTACGGGCATTAAAGGTTTTCCAATCTGTTCCATACATGCCACAGAAAATTTCTCTGCATCATGAAGTGTGGCTCCATCTACTTCTACTGTGGGACCATCTAATGAAACAAACCAGATTGGTGGCTCAGATTCGTACTTTCTAATTTCTGTAATTTCTAAAGTAGGTCCATCTTCTCCTATACCAAATTCTTTTGTTGCACATTTTTTTGCATTACAAAAACTAGATATTGGTTCATCTTTACATTTGTATCTATACTCTTTACTATCAAGAGATTTTTTTAATACATCAATTTCATTTGCACCTAGTGGTGGCTTCATAAATTTTTCATCGTATATATGCATACGACCTTTCCATTCATTGTTTTGTGTGTATCTTTTTTTAAGGTATACACCAACATTATACATACAATTATTTCTCTGTCCGTTTGGAACTCCGTCGCTTAATAAAGTAACTAAGCATGGAGGCATACCTTTAAAATAATCTAAACTTTCTTTTTCGTTTACAATAGCAAAATTAGTTAGCTCTTCTTCTGTCATAGCCATTTCGTTGTGGTAATCAAAAAATTCTTCTAGAGACATTTTCATTCCCTTAGAATTAAATGCATACCTTACTGAGTCCTTGCAATTATGATAAGGTAGATTTAAAAAACTTCCTGTGTCTCCTCTAGCTACGTTGATAGTATCCTGCTTAGGATATATCTCTGCTCTTGCATAACCAATTTCTGATGCTATTATTTTTAACTTGGCTCTCATTACAATGGCTGGGACAAACGTTTTTGTAAAAACAAATATGTGGGCTCCACCTGATTTGGAACGAAATACTATTGCTTTAATATTTTTTTCTTGTAGTTTTTTAATAAAGTCTTGGTGATTTACAGGGTATACATCTACATCAATACAACCCCATTTTAATTTATTGTCTCTGTTAATAGGAATGATACCTAAGCCAGGATCCTTACCTTCTAAATGATCTTGCCATAATTTTTCAATAGGTGGTTTATGCACGGTAAAAGATCTTGTTTCATTTTTACCCTTCTCATTTACTTGACTACTTTTTTTGGTAATGCCGTGGGCAATATCTAAACCTTCAAAAATATATATAAATTTATTTAACTCTTTCATATTGCTCTCTGATTAAACATGGGCGGCCTACGTCTCCATTGGCCGCCCACTATTCACACTATTTGCTAGCTAAACTAGTGTAAAATTTTTTAGCACGTTCATATAAACTACTATCTTTAACTGGTCCAATCTTAGTAACGTTGTAACCATACCATTGATTACCTTTACCAGAATTTAAAACTGAAGTTAATTTATAACTGTGACTAAAAGATGATGGATTGTATGGTCCGTTTTTACCATTGAAGGTAATGGACAACATCATAGAGTTCCATCCTCTGCTTATTTTACCTTGAGACGAACTCATAGATACTAAAGCTTGTTCAATAGAATCTCCATCAACGATCAATACATAGTGCTGACCAACAGTTAAGATATAATTACCATTATCTAATCGGTCTTTACCAGATCCATCTTTAGTGGTTTTTGATAGAATCTCAGAGTTATCGGCGTATATGTTCTCTGGTCTATTAGAACCAGTTCCAAAATCAGCCCACTCTTGGTACTCTAACTTATAGTGGCAGGGAATAACTTCTATTCCTTTTGCTCCATCATATAGTTTTTTTGTAACTATATTTAAAAACATGCCTGGTTCCGCACCTTCAACATAACTTTGATTACGCTTCTGTGCTTCTCCTGAGCCGTTCTGTAAAAGTTTCAAAATAGGTAAAGCCAAACTTTGTGTCTTTACATTCTCAAAACCTGATGCAGCATCATCTTCAAACAATATTGTTGAAGG